AGACACAAAAAAAGATTAACAAACAAGAACACAATTTATACTCACCAAGTGTGGCGTATAGTAATGACGCTTCTGAATTAAATGACATTACCAGAGACACAACCACAGAGAGTGGTGGTAGTGTAAGTAGGGCATTAAGACAATCTGGTAGACTAAAACGATCTACTGATACTATTGCATTATACTTACCACCTAACATAAAACAATCTGTTACTGCTAACTATAAAAATAGTGAAACAGGTCTTGCAGGTGTACTTGGTGCAGACTTAATAGGTGCGTCTAATGTAGATGACTTACTAAACAGACTTGGCACACAAGGTACTTTTAACACATTAAGAGACGCACTTACTGATACACTAGGTGTTAAGTTTGCCGCAAGTGTAACAGACTTTGTTACAGGTGGTGATTTAGAGGGCGTTATAAGAAAAGGCACGCAACGGGCATTGAATCCTGCGTTAGAGGCAATCTTTCAAAGCGTAAACTTTAGAGAATTTAGTTTTAGTTTTAGATTTACACCACGAAACGAAAGAGAACTTGCGTCCGCAGATAGTATTATTAAGATGTTTAAGTTTCATATGTTACCAGAAAGAGTTGCCGGGCAGAAAATTGGCAGACATTTACTCTTTCCAAGTGAGTTTGAAATACAATACATGTTTCAAGGCACAGAAAATACATGGTACCCATTTGTAAAACCATGTGTATTGACCAGTCTTAATGTAGATTATGGACCAGGTGGTGAAAGTCAACACTTTAGACCAAACGAAGATGGTAAACCTGCGCCTACAGAAATGAACTTAACACTTAACTTTACAGAAACAGAAATTATTACAAAAGAAAGTGTTGTAGAAGGGTACTAATGGAACAGACGATTGAAAACTTTGAGGGTACAAAGATTGTGAATATAGAAGAAAGTGGTAGTATGGGTGATGTACAGGCAGGTATAGAGTTTATTTACCACATGAGAGAACATATATTAGATGTAGGTGTCGCAACAATATACCTACTTGCAGTATATGCCGCGTATTTATGGTTGAAGAAGGTAATTAAATAATGACTTATTTTAGTAAATATCCTGTCTATCAATACGACCTAGAAGACAATCAAAATCGAAAACTCATTACAGATATATTAAGACGAGTAGCGATGAAGGCTAATGTACTTGCAAATACGCAGGTGTTTGACAATTACACGGTCAAAGATGGTGAACAACCTGATATCGTTGCAGACAAATATTATGGTGATAGCACATTACATTGGGTCATAGTTTTAGTAAACAACATAACCTCCCGTTATGATTGGCCACTTGACCAAGTTGCGTTAAGTTCCTTTGTGAGTGATAAGTATGCCAGTCCTTCTGGTATCCATCACTATGAAATTAGCGCAACGAGTGGCGATACGACAAAAAAACTTAAGGTATCAAGTGATACTGAAGGCGCAGTAGCCGTGACTAATTATGAATTTGAACAGACAGAAAACGATAATAAACGCAGGATACGATTATTAGATAAGTTATATGTAGGACAATTCATATCAGAATTTGAAAAACTGATTAGGAGATAGTATGTCCAAAGAAATGCAATTCGCTGGTGATTATCAGTTAGAAAACATACTGGTTCATGCGCCATCAACAAACGGTTCACTAGACATCAAAGGCCTTATGCTTGAATTGAATGTCTATGAGAGTATATACACGCCAAATCTATCTGGTAGTTTGACCATTGCAGATAGTGCCAATCATTTACAAAATGTACCATTTATTGGACAAGAAGAATTAGAGTTTAAGTTTGGTGTACCTGACAACGATTTAATTGACTTTACACGCCACCGTGCAAGAGTAACAAAGATATCAAATGTTGTAAGAACAGAGGAAAGACAACAAGTTTATACCCTTAATTTTACAACCAAAGAGTTTGTACGAAACCTGCGTCATAAGGTCGCAAAGTCCTACAAGGGTAACGCATTACAAATCATACATGAGGTCCTGAAAGACACAATTGGTACAGATAAGAGTTTACGATTAGAAGATACGAAACAAAGACTACAATTATTAGGTAACAACATGGACCCGTTCTCTTTTTGTTCTATGGTTGCAAAGAGGTCGAGTAGTAGAGACTTTAATACTGATGGTATGCTGTTCTACGAATCCCACTTTGGATATAATCTATCATCATTTGGTAGTATATCACAATTAGAACCTAAGATAGAATACTTTGTGAATCCTACAGACGATAGAGATACAGAGGCTGACATGCACAAAATCCTAGAGTATCGTATTACAAAGAACCAAGACTTATTGGCACATATAAAGACTGGATTACTCGCCTCTACTCACTATACATACGAACATACGAATAAGAAGTACAGTACCACAACACAAAAATATTTCGACACATTCGCCAATCTTCCGTTTCATACTGATAACGCTCCGATTTATTCACAAACACCCGAAGACGAGAAAGGTAACACCGTATCAGACTTTACAGAGGCTTCTATTACATACTCTACAAGTAATCCCTACCTTTTCACCAAAAACTTCGTAGATTTCCAAGACTACTCTAACACATCTAATTTGAAACCTAGTAGAGTGTATAACTATTTAAGTAATGACGCCTTTTCTGTGAAGTGTACAGTACCAGGTAATAGTGTGTTAGGTGCGGGTGATGTTGTAGTATTAAATCTACCATCATTAGAACCTATCCCAGATAACTCCGTAGGTCGTAATGTATATGACCAATACCTATCTGGTAGATACATATTGACAAACATTGTACATACATTATCATCAACAGGTTACAGTACAACCTTCGATGCAGTAAAAGATAGTGTACCAATAAGATATGTACCAGGTGCAACACCAAGAGAAGTGATTAACAGATTATAGTATGCCAGATCCAAAGTATCAAAGAGAGAAACGAAAGAAAAAACATGTTGCAAAGCGTAAAGGTAAAGTAGATTATCGTACTGGTAAGAGAGGTAAAAGTAAGTAATGAAAGACTATATATGGAACAGAATACATGCCTTGCGTAAGAGTAATGTAGTAGATTTTATGACAGAATATATGAAAAGATCTGGTGCAGAATTAGAAAACATGAGAGGTAATAGTGAGATATTGCATACAGATAGTTTGTATAGCAACTATTACGCAAAGAAAGAAAAGAATATGAAGTCTAGTGAAGTTAAACAAGGCACTTATCGACACGGAGAAGAGGACCAATGAAAAATTATTACGGTGTTGTAGAGGACCGCAGTGATCCTAAACAGTTAGGTAGGCTACGAGTTAGGGTACTTGGCCTGCATACTGAGGACAAAACAATTCTACCTACAGAGGAGTTACCATGGGCCACAGTATTATCACATGATGGAGCCATGTCTGGCCTTGGCACTACTCCATCTTTCTATGTAAATGGCACTTGGGTCCTTGTAGACTTCTTTGATGATGAGAAACAAGAACCATATGTCATAGGAGGTATTCCTGGCATTCCAACACAGGAAAGAAATCCCAATAAAGGATTCTTTGACCCAGATGATGTATACCCTACCACACTTAATGTATCAGATGTCCATGAGAATGCTAGAGGACTTGTTACCGCAACTAATCCTACCAATAGAGATAGTATAAGAAAAACCGCAGTAGCCTCCGCAGACTTTGATGGCTTTGAGATTCCAACAGTAGGAGACAACCTGGCAGTAAGTGGTAGTAATGGCAGTTCTTTTGATGAACCTCTAGTAGTGAATGGCACTTATAAACCATCTTACCCAAAGAACCATGTATTCTCTAGTGAGTCCGGGCACTTGTTAGAGTTTGACGATAGTAGCGACCATAATCGTATATTACTATCTCATAGTTCAGGTTCTTATTTCGAGTATAGTAATGATGGTACTTTAGTTTCTCATGTTGTAAGTAAGATGTTTGAAATCGTTTCAGCGAATAAGAATAGTTTGATTGAGGGTGATAGTGTTGAAACGATTGATAAAGGTCTTAAACTCAAAGTAAATAAATCTGACGCCTCTGGTAATAACTACGATATAGAGATTGGTTCTAATTCTAACTTTAATATAATGGTTCGTTCTGGTTCTTGTAATTTTAATGTGAACGGTAATGTAAATATGTTTGTGAATGATGATATTAATATGACTTGTGATAATTTTAGATTAGACGCCTCTAATAAAGTTTCGATTACTTCTGGTGATAGAATGTTGTTAGATAGTTCTGGTGAGAATGATATAAATGGTAACCCTATAAATCTTAACTAGGGCGGAACTGGCCACTCATTCTTAATCTATAAATGCAATAAAGAATACTTAACGATATACCCCTAGGGCGGAACTGGCCAGACTTTTTTTTAGTATCATATATACTATACATTATAATGGAGATATTATGGAAGAACAAGGAAATACAAAACTAAAAAGAGAATTGAATGTGGTTCGTAATGACCTTACAGCCTCTATGCAAGGTTCTGG